ACATTGAAAACACCATTAAATTTTTAGAAAAGCGTCCGCATTTTTATGATGTTAGTATTTGTTTAGGATATTGTGATGATGACGATTTTGAAAGTTATGATTATGAAGATAATTCTCATTTAGTTTATAAAAAAATAGAAGAATTAAAATATGAACTTAATAAAAGAAAGGGAAATTTATATGGATAATAATTTAGAACTTACTTTCACGATAGATAAAGAAACTCAAGAAAAGCTAAAAGAAATATTAAATGCCGGTGGGTTAAAACATTATTTAATAAAATTAGAAAATAATACTGAGATTGATGTAGTTGAATATAAAGATTATAAAAAATTAGAATTAGAACTGAATGATTTAAAAAAAGAATTAAATAAGCTTAGACATACCCATTATATAATTCAAAATGGTAGAGGTAATTGTAAAACTTACTTAATGCAACTACAAAAAGAAAATAAAAAATATGAAATTAACACAAAAAATTTAATTAATTATTTAAAAGGTGCTATAGAATTTGAAGAAAGCGGATTCTTATTTAGCTCTAATAAAAGATTAAAAGTTTATCGAGAAATATTAGATATGGTGAACAAATGGCAAAATTAATAAAAAATTGGGAAGAATTAGCAAAAGTACCTCCAACTGATAAATTGAAAATAGAAGTTGATGAGGATATGTGTTGCGGGTGGATAAAACCTATAGATGATAGTGTAGAGATTGAATATGGTAAAAATTATCATTATTTATCTACTCATACTTTTTATGGTAGTCAATATAAATATTCGACTAAATTATTACAGGAATGTGGTTTTGATATAGAAATAGATAATTGGGACAAAGGAAGTGATAATGTGATAGGTGGTAATTTAGATTATAGTATGTATGGTGTATTTAATGGTAAGCCAATGATACCAAGTTATAATAGAGAAGAAAGAAGAAAATACATAAGAACATATAAAAATAGTAAAGAAGCAACTTATTGTGATTTTTGTAAAGCTAAAACATTAAAAATTACTGATGATAATTGTGAAATTGTTTGTGAATTATGCGGAAGAAAACAGGAGGAAAAAAATGTTTGATGTATGTATAAAAAATGATTATGCTGTATTAAACACTAAAGACTATGGATTCTATTATGGATATGAATTTGATAGAAAAGAGTGTGAATGTGGAGAAAGTATAGATATATGGGGATTTGAGGTGACTAAAGGTAATAACTCAATTTATAGAATAAATGCTGAAGAAATGAAAAAGAAAATCAATAGAAATATTGATACCGGTGATTGTGCTGAAATGTTAATCTTAGGAATTGGATTATGGCTAGATGGAGGCTTAAATGAAAATAACTAAACCTAAAACTAATCAATTATTATTAGAAGATGATTGTTTTAAAAAGTTTAAATTAGATGTAGAATCTAAAACCGGATTAAATGAAAGCATTTATAATAAATTTTATGAGGGTGTGGTATTAGCATATAGACTTCAAAATATGGACGCAAGTAAGCAAATGTTTTTTGGTAGCCCAGCTTCTATTATGACCTTAATGTGTAGTTGTATAGAAAGCTTAATAGTAAATAAATTAGTAAGTGAAAAACAATTAGAAGAACTAATAGATGAAATAAAAGAAAACGCTAAAAGAAGAAAGGGGAAATGAGCTAGTGAACGAAGAAGAAAAAAATGAAATAGTAAAGCAAGTCTTAAACGAATTAAAAAGTAAAAAGTTATTAAATAATCCTAAGTCAGCTTATAACAATACTGAAAAGATATTATATAGTTTAAATGTATTACCTGAAGCAATTAAACTTATTAAAGAAGAAATAAATAAATTAGAAGATGAAGCAAAAGAGATTCCATCATCTCCGGCTAAATCAAGTACATTAGTTATTCACGAGGGAAATAATACTTATAATTATGGTGATGAAACTTTAGCAACTAGAATAAGTGAATTAAAGCAAATAGTAGTTAAAACTAATTCACAAGTTAGATTAGTTAAAGAAGCATTAAAGAAGTTTGAAGAAGATGAATATTATCCTATAATTGAAGCAATCTATTTAGAAAGAAAAACTTATAGTGAAATAGAAGATGAGTTCGGTTGGGCTGTTGGAACAATTAGCAAACATCGTAAGAGATTAATTAATAAGTTGAAAGTATATATATTTCCTAACACTTTTATGAATGAATTAGGAGATTAGTTGACAAGCGTGAAAATAGCGTGAAAATGTCGTGTCTTTACTTGTGAAATATAAATGATATAATATAGTAAAATGAAATAATTATGATAGACAATGAATTGAATGTCATAATTATTTTTATTTTGTTTTAAATTATGAGTAAGTAGCTTAATCGGTAAAGTGTTGGAGTGTACACATAAGAATCTACAATGGTTAAAGGTTCGAGTCCTTTCTTACTCAAAATATGAGCTGACAAAGGCGGATATATATTTATGAGATATATATCGGTGGTGCAAATCCACCTCAGCTCGTCCTTTTTATTCTTTTTATTCGTTGATGTTATCAACAAAAAAGAGCGGAGCTAGAAGATAGCTCCTTTTGTTTTGAATGAAAGTGGGTGATAAGTATGATTGATATAATAGCAAGTATAATAATTTTAATTTTAGAAATAGTCTTTTTAGCTGTCGTGCTTATCCTCAATAATATAGATGAGTTTTTAGAATGGCTAGATAAGAAAGTAAATAAAAGGTAGCTTATGCAAGAAAAGGATACAATCGGGTTGTGTATGAGATATAGTGAATCTTGCAAACTATGTCCTAGAAATAAAAAGTGTGAAGAAGAATTAAGAGAAGAAGCCATTAAAAGAAGACGAGGTGATAAAAGTGAAAGTAAGCGTGTTAGGAACAAAGTACGAAATAATAAAAGACGCAAACACGGAAGAATATCCTAAATTAAAAAATTGTGATGGATATACTGATTTTAGTATTAAAAGAATAGTTGTTGCTGATTTTGAAAGAGATGAAAGTAGCGTAGAAGATTTAGAATGGTATAAGAAGAAAGTTCTAAGACACGAATTAGTACACGCTTTTATCCACGAGAGCGGATTAGCTGAGAATTGTAGTTGGGCTAGAGATGAAGTATTAACTGATTGGGTAGCTATGCAATTTGAAAAGATGTTAGGAGTATTTATAGAATTAAAATGTATTGATTCTATAGGTATTGATATAAACAATATTGGAGGTGATGGATAATGACCTCACTAAGTAATAATCAAAAGTTATTTTGTCAAGAATATCTAAAGTTAGGTATGAATGGTACACAGGCTTATTTAAAAGTATATAAGAGCTGTAAGAAAGAAGAAACAGCTAGAGCCAATGCTAGTAGATTGCTAACAAATGCTAACATTCAAGAGTATATTAGTGAGCTACAAAAAAAGGTCGAAGAAAAGGCTGTAGTTAGTATTGAAATGATTGTTGATGAATTAACAGCTATAGCATTTACTGATAGAACTAAAATATCAGCTAATGTTCGTAATACAATCTTACTTCAAGAGGAAGACGGAACTAAAAAAGAATATTTTGAAAATAATGTTATATTTAGGGAAACAAGTGAGTTAGATGAAAGAACTAGAAAAGTTATAGCTGGATATAAGAAAACACAATCAGGTTTTGCTGTAGAAACTTATGATAAGATGAAAGCGTTAGAGTTGCTAGGTAAGTATTTAGGAATGTTTAAAGATGACGCACCAACAATTAATAACAATATTATTAATCCATACGCTAATTTAAGTGAAGAAGAATTGAGGAAATTAGCTGGTGATTCGTGATGATTCCGGAATATATAAAGCAACAAGCTAGATATGAATTAGCTAGGCGTAGCTTTTGGGAATATTGTAAATTAAAAGCTCCTGACTTCTATATGGAGAGTAGGACTTACTTAAAAGAGTTTTGTAATCAATTACAAGACTTTTTAAATAGTGATAAGAAAGTAATAGTTATAAATATGCCACCTAGACACGGAAAGAGTAGAACACTAACACTATTCGTTCAATGGTGTTTAGGAAAAAATGCTAGTTATAGAATAATGACAGGTAGTTATAACGAGATATTATCGGGTACTTTTGCTAAAGCTGTAAGGGACGCTATACAAGAAGAAGACGGGATATTTAGTAAAGTATTTCCTAGTGTAAAGATTAAATATGGTGAAGCTTCTATGAAGAAATGGGCTTTAGATGGAAGTGAACAAGCAAATTATTTAGCAACTTCTCCTAAAGGTACAGCTACAGGTTTTGGTTGTAATTTAATGATAATAGATGACTTAATCAAAACTGATAAAGAAGCTTATAATGAAATATTATTAGAAGAACACCAAAATTGGTTTACTAATACTATGTTATCAAGAACTGAAACAGGTTTTAAAATAATAATAGTTATGACTAGATGGGCTACGAATGATTTAGCTGGATTCATATTAGATAGATATGAGGGAAATGTAATACACATAAACTATAAAGCTGTTCAAGATGATGGCTCTATGTTATGTGCTGAAGTATTAAATAAAGAAGAATTTGAGTTTAAAACTCAAGAAATGAATAAAGATATAGTTGACGCCAATTATAATCAAGTTTGTGTTGATGAAAAAGGTCGATTATACAAGACACTTAAAACATATCAAGTTAATCCGGGATTTGGATTTGTATATGCTTATGTAGATACAGCTGATACCGGTGACGATTATTTATGTGGTGCGGTATATGGATTATTGAATAATGAGCCTTATATCTTAGATGTTTTATTCACCGATGAGGGAATGGAAATAACTGAGGAGGAATGTGCTGATTTATTCTATAGAAATAATGTTAATTTAGCTTATATTGAGTCTAATAATGGTGGTCGTGGTTTTGCTAGAAATGTACAAAGGATATTAAAAGAAAAGTATAGAAGCAATAGGACGGTCATTAAGCCATTTACTCAATCAGCTAATAAACAAGCTAGAATATTGTCTAGTTCATATTGGGTTATGGAACACATCTATTTTCCTTTTAATTGGGCTAAGAGATGGGAAGCGTTCTATAAACATATAACAAGATACCAAAAGAAAGGTAAAAATGCTCACGATGATGGAGCTGATGTTTTAGCTGGTATTTATGATAAGACCGTGGGAGAGAAAAAAGCTTCGTTCGGTACTAGAAAAGTTGCATAAAGGAGGAATGAGAAATGCTACAATATAATAAAGAGTATATAATTAAAGCTGAAAATATACACAAAATATTGAAAGACGCTAAACCTGAATGGGAAAAAAGAAAAAAACTCTATAAGATGAAAGTAAGAAAGAGTAAAACATCGAGCTTAGTTGCTGAAAATGATGATAATACTAAGATAGCTTTTGAGTCAGTAATATCAAATATGGTTAATGGATATATGGGAGGTAAAGCTCCTATTTATTCGGTTGATGAGATACCAACTGAAGAAAAGCAAAACATATTAAAGAAATTATTTAATAAAATATTTAATAAAAAAGACAATGATAGAAAAGAATATCAAATGTTTATTGATTTCATAAGGGATTATAATGATGATTCCTTTTTTTATTACAAATTGATTCAAGATTATAATGATTTGTCAGCCGGTTATGGAATATTCTATGAGAATCAAAATAACGAGATAGTATATGCTAATGTGGACGCAAGACAAACAATAGCACTATATGACTTCTCTACACCTGTTAAAAAGATAGGATTATTAAGAGCTTGGGAAGAAATTGACGCAAACGGAGAAAAGTTCAATGCTGTTCAATTAATTACTGAAGACAAAAAGTATTATTTTAGAAATAGTAAATTACAAGCTGATGATTATAGAGAAGAAGAAGAAAAACAAGAAAGTATTAGCTGGGGCTGTGTTCCATGTATAGCAATAGAAAATCCTGATGGATTATCTTGTTTTGAATTAGCTAAGCCTTTAATATCTTCTTATGAAAGAGTTATGAAAAACTCTCGTAATACATTCCAATATAATGATGACGCAAAATTAATGGTGACAGGATATGAGCCTAAGGAAGATACATTAATCGAAGAAAGAGATAAAGAGGGTAATGTAGTCTATACTGAAGATGGTGAAATTAAATGGATACCTAATAAAAAGAGAATTGCTGAAGATGAAGTTGTATTACAAGCTCCTGTTTTCTATGCTGGTGAGGGTGGAAAAATAGAATGGGTTGAAAAGAATATCAACGATGGTGCTTTAGAAAACTATAAGAAGACTCTTATAGATTTAATATTTATGGTTAGTAATTGTCCTAATGTTAATGATTTAGGATTTACTAATGCGGATAATAGCTCAGCACTAGAAAAGAAGTTCTTTCCATTAGAACAATCCGTGACTTATTTAGATAAGACAGCAAGAAAAGAGCTGTTAGCTATGTGGGAAGCATTTACTAATAGAATTAATCTTAAGAAAAGTACAAAATATGATTTTAGAAATTTAAGAATTAAGCTATTAAGAAATATGCCTACTGACAAGAAAGCTGAAACTGATAGAGCTTTATCATTAAGAGGATTAATTTGTGATGAATCAGTTATCAATCTATTACCTGATGAGTTTGACGCTTCTAGTGAAATTGAAAAGATGAAAAAACAAAGTGAAGAAAACCTAGAAGAAAATATGAAAAAGATTGAGTCTTTTGGTAAAGATGGAGCTGACGCAAAAGGATTAGAAAATAAAAAAGATGAAGAAGACGCAAATAATCAAGAAAATGCGTCTAACAATAAACAAGACGCAAGCGTGAATGATAAAACTGAAGTAAAGTAGGTGTTATAAATGAATAACAATACAATACTTAGTAATCGTTGGAAAAATACTGATAAAAAATTAACAGAGTATTTGAAAGTATATAAAAAGATAAGTTCACGAACTCAGGATAGCATACAAGACATATTTAATAGCATTAGTTATAGTTTTTTAGATTTAACTAAGCCTATATCAACAGCTCAAAGAAAGAA